TGCTACCAAAAACAGCCTGAGCTGCATACTCTTGACCAACCAACTCTTGGTTAATCTTGTTAAGTTGACTAACACCAAAAGCAACACCCAAACCGGGGATGAAGCCACGACCAAGACTACCTGCTGCTGCACCTGCACCTAAGCCAGCACCAAATCTTCCTCCGCCGCCATGACCTCCAAAGCCTCCTGCTGGCCCTCTTGGAGGAAGTATGTCTGAACGTATGCGGAACCTAAGGTTACTTTCAGCATAGCGTATAGCTGCCCTCATTTCCCTTAGAAGAGCTTCCCTGTCTACGTCAAAGCGGTTAATTTCTATTGCGGTAATTGGAAGAGCTCTTAAAGTCTCTCTAATAGACTTTAACAGTGCTGCCTTCTTAATTTTAAAAACACGTATAGTTAGAGCTATCTTCCCAACGGCTGGCGAGAGAAGAGCCTCTCTAATAGCTTTAGTTAGTGCTGGTCTATTTACCCTGAAGCTATTTAAAGGTACTGCAACCTTCTGGGCTAATACAGCGTCTCTTAGAGCTTTGGTTAGAGCTGCCCTGCTTACTTTAAATCTATCGAGAGGAAGTGTTACTTTAGGGAGAACTAGAGTTCGAGTAGCTTCCCTCAGGGCTGCTGCTATTGCAGTTCTATTTACTAGGAAGTCATCTATTCTTAAGATAGGTTTGGCTGATTTTAAGATAGCCTCACGGATTGAATTACTAATGCTTACCCTGTTAACTCGAATATCTTTAACTACCAGTGGAGGTATTAGAGACTTTGATGCAAAACCTGCCTTAAGAGCTGCTCTTAGGCTTACCGTACTTACTTTAAAGTTATCTAGCTTGATCTCAACCAGCTTAGCTTCAGATAGCAATACAGCTCTTAGTGCTGCCTTACTAACATTAAAGTTGTCTATCTTAATAACAGGTGCAGCACCAGTGGACGCAAGCTTTAATTTTGCTTTTAAGGCTCTCTTCAGCCTACCATCAAATCCTTCTTGAAAACTAAAGCGAGAAATATTTACCTTTATGTTAGATAAAGATTGCTCACTCATACGTCTTGCTCGGGTCTCTAGATAGTCCAGCTGTTTATCAATTCTCTTGATATCGCCTTCTTTTATCTTAAAACCAAACGTAGCAAAAAACTCCGCCATTTGACCAGCAGCAGCCATAACTATTACCTCTTCTTATTTTCTAATTCTTGTAGCCTATTGTTCTCAACTTTTATGGTTCTTTGGACATCAACTATTTCTAGTAGATCATAGAAGTCTGTTAAGCTGTAAGTATTTTGTAATTCGTAAAGACTGCAAAGCTTTGGTTCAAATAGTAACAAAGTCATTGTCCTAGGGTCTTGAGAAAACTTATCTGATATCTCTTTGTTGACTCGGCTAGGTGGTTCGGAAGATTCTATTACTCTTCTTCGGAACCGAGCATCGTAAAAACCGAGCCGAAATTAAACATTACGATTTCCTTTAGCAGTTGAAATAACTCTAGGTATTTTCCTGCAAACTGAGTATCGAAATCAATTGCCATGCTACCTATGGTGGCTCCGCGAGTTACCATAGCTTCAATCATTTTCTCATCAATCTTGTCGATGTTTTCTGCAAGCTTACTCATAGCCAAAGAAAGTGCCTGACCTTCGCTTAGTTTTTCAGACTTGCTAATCTCTGCAATAGCCGGTAGAATTACTTGAGCCAAAGCTTTTTGATACCGTAGGCCTTCAATCGCACCGAATTGATTCATTAGGTAGCTGTTGCCACCAACTGTAACTGTCTTTTGTTCACGCATATTATATTGCCTCACACAATGTTAGAAAAATGTACTGCCAAGGTCGGACACACCAGACGAGAAAGAATTTCCCGAAAGCTTAGAGTTACCGCCCACTCTGAATAAATCTGTAGATAAGCAAATAATATTCCAACGTCTCATGGAAATACTATCGGAGAATACAAGCTCGGGGTGGCCTTCAATAAAGCATTCCCTACTTACTATATTACTACTACCTAGCCCATCTGTCAAGTTTAATGTTAGTCTAGCGGAGTTAGTTCTTAAATCTTGTTCCAATATTTCGGTAAGAACGTCATTTACCAGACCAGTCTGTATAACATCAACCGTTACAGTGCAAGATGTGTCCCTATTTCTGCGTCTACTGTTAGAACCACGTATGCCTTTTATTAAAACGAAGGACGGAGAATTTTTTTGTACAGAGATCTTGTCAAATCCTGTTATTTGGTAAGTCGAGATCTCTAGCCTTATCTCAGAAGGACTGTACGTGTAAACTTCAAAAGCCATTTACATAGACTCCTTATAAAAATGTTGATGCAGCACCAAGACTGAGTGTTGCTAGATCCCGTAGAGCTTCACTGGCATTTTCATTACCACCAAAGTTAGTAATACACTGCGATCCTTGAATAACCCAGATGCGGTCTGTAACCCCATCAGAAAACTCCATATTCGGTAACTCTTTGACCCAGCAAGTGGGTGCTAGGAACAGGCTTGTCCCAAGATTATCTTTTATAAATATTGGAAATTTAACATACTGTGTTGCTGAGTCTGCAAGAACAATACCCGTTAGAATATCATTGGTTGGACTTGTCGAAGCAATCTTGAGTGTTATGGTGTAAGAATCATCTTTGATAAAAGTACGTGCTATCGTACCATCTGCTGTTCTAGCTGTTTTATACGGTTGTATGTCTTTACTTATGGTTACAAATGAACCCGAAACAAATCCGTCTATTTGATAAAATCCCGCCAGAAGTACACTAACATCTGATGGAGAATAATTTCTAATTGCCATAGTGTGCCTCTCCTAAAAGCAAAAAAAAAAGGAAGGAGGAAAACCCCGCCCTCCTCTTTAGTAGAGTGAAAGAGCTTAAAAAATTAAACTCTCCACTTGTCCTCGATGACACCACCAAGTTGCTCAAAAGAATCTGCGTCCTCTGGAGTAAATCTGGCGTTACCACCAAATGTCGCGTTAAGGCGAACTGCCTGTAGCTGCCACTCACGTAGCTGCATGGTATTACCAAACGATGCGTTTGGAACAACCGCGATGAAGGCTTCCTCGGCAAAGAACACACTCCGTCCAGAGTTATCCTTAACTGTTAGAGAGAAAAGACCTGAAGAATCTTTAGAAGCTCTGTCGTTTTCATAAAGCTGCGACATAATATCGTTGCTGTTAGAAGTTTGTTGTAGAGGTAGTGTGATCATTGCAGATGTATTTGGCTGATAGATACGTGAGTTAGTATCGTCAGCACCTGTGTACAGACTGAATGTGTCGCTGTTTCTTTCTACGCTCACAATGCTGTCTTCGGAAAATCCGCTTACAATATGTGAAAAGGCACCTTGAGAAATAACAATAGTTACATCCTGCGGGCTAAACGTAGATGTGTATGAACTAGCCATTTACTTTTTCCTTATTTGTTTATTTCAGAAACTACTGGAGCATTATACGCTCACAGTACCTCTTACTGTTACGAAGTGAATAGCGCCTGCAAGACGAGCTTCAAAACTAATTCCCTCGAGAGTACGAAGTGCTCTCAGGTTAGGATCAAGAGATAGAACGTTCGGTACAGTTACTTTTGGTTGTGGGTTTGGAGCTAGACCACCTGTTGTAATACCTTCTGCAAGAACTCTACGAATTTCATTCTCGATAATTGTAACACCGGCTTGAGTATAAGGAATCTTTTTAGTATTAACAAGACGGAAGAAAATGCTTTCACGCATACGAGCTTCCAGCCAATCAACAAAGATCATAACGTCAATAAACTCACCACCAGCCATACGACCTTCAGATGTAATACTAACTCCACCAACTCTTTCGTATGTGTTGGCATTTTTTGCCTTAACTGCACTAGCTTGTGTAGAGTTAAGACCACTAACAGTGACGCCAGATAGTGACTTAAACTTCCAAGTATTTGACCCCGGTTGTTCTGGCAGTTGGCTACCAATCCATGCAGCTTCTGGGTATTCGGTATCTGCATTTTCTGAGTAGAATACAAAAGTTCTTTGGTACCCTAGGCTGAACAAGTTAACTGCTAAGTCATCTGTTGACGATGCGCTTGTAACCTGCACATCGCTAGTGGATGTTCCGAAGATTTGTTTACGGGCTTCCATAGCGCCAGCAACTAACGTTACGTCCAGTCTTTCGTGAGTCTCTATAGCAAGGGCGTACCACTCATTGTTTTCGTCACTAACGCTATCTAAGGCCTCAACCCAAGCCTCTGTGCTGGTATTTACTACTGTGAACTGACTAGAGGCAGAGAAAGAGAAGGCGACCCCACTCACAGAAGAAGAAACTTCAAAAGAGCCGTCTGTGTTGTCTGTGAAGGTTACTCCGTCAATGCCTGCACCTGTAAAAGCTGTTTCAATAGCAGCTACACCGTCTGTTGCGTTTGCTTCTGAGCCTACGTCAACAGTTATCTTAGTACCGTTAAAGAACAGCTCAGCCGATCCAGTAACAGTAACAAGAGTAACCGCAGAGCTATCTACTTTTCTTCTACCGACCACAATTTGAGGTGGTTTAATTTCTTGACCAAATAGTTTAGTTGCTGCAACGTAAACACTACTTGTAGAAGAAAAGTCTGCACTAACAGCCAGAAGACTGGAATAGATTCGAGCTCTTTCTACAAACGCCGTGTGTGTTGCTAAGAACATAGGGACGTTAAAAGCTGCCCTCGATACAGCAGTAGTCTCTCTAGAAATCTGAATATCAATAATGTCTGTAAGTACAGTCATTGTCTAACTCCTTGCTAAGTTTAATTTATATAGTGTTGCCAAGTTACGACTTCAATCGTATCAATTGGCTGAGTGGTTTCTACGGCATATGAGAATATTACATCAAGAGTAAAGTTATCCACCCAAGTTGTATCCCTTTTTTCGGGTACTCTACGAACTTCGCCTTTTCGCATTATTGCGAGACTTTCTGTACCAAAGTAAAATCTAGCAGCAGGATTATCAGCAACCGTTTCAAAGTTATAGGCGAGATTACCAGAATCCTTACCTACAAACATAAAACGAACAGTTACTTCATATACACTAGTAGACTTGATTGTTTGGTCTGCGGAGGCATAAGTGCTATCACACTCCATACCAATTTTATCTGCCTTCAATATGTTTAAAGCGCAGTAAGAACCTTTAGGCTCTTGACCTCCTTGATGGGAGTGTATTAACTTATTATCTGGGAGTAAGTTATTGCAAGAAGTATAGACAGCTTGTTTTACAGAATCATAAATATTCATGGAGCTGCCTCGTTTATCTTCTCTTTCATTACGGCGATAGCTTTATGGTGGTTAAGAATACCCATACTGTAGTTAAGAACTTTCATAACTCTAAAGGTATCTCCTTCCCAATCAAACTCGTCTGCACCGTTCTCATTCTCTTCCTCACCTAGGATTACATCTGGTGAGTAAACTTTGAGTGCTTTCTTACTTCTATCGGCTTCGGCCATAATAAGAGTTTCTTTGTAGCCTACAGGCTGAACGTTAGCTGCAATATTAACTGTAACGTAGCCAGCTTCTATCCAAACACCTTCCACATACTCACCACCAGTTAGCTCTGGTCTTCTTATATCTAACCTGACACGCCCTGTTGCATTTAACCCTATGAATTTACTTGATAGCATTAGGACTTCCTTTTAGTTACTCTGTGTCTTACGGATTGAACCATTACGCCTGTATGGTAGAGTGGGTCATTAAAACCTTTAGCCTCTGCCCACTCAGAAGAGTTGCTGCCGGGGTAATCTAGTATTATATTTTGTAATTCGAGAGAATACTCTTCACCGAGCTTTTCAATTTCTTTCATGTAATTATTATTATTAGTAAACAATAGCATCATGTAGAATTGCTTAGCCCTTCTGGGGAAGCTTGCGCGAGCATGACCTATAAAGTCAATGGTCATGAAAGGTCTTGGAGGGTTTGTTACAGAACCTTGATCGTTAATGTAAGCTACCTCGGCAACCTGCATGTTGTCATTGTCTGGGCCATACCTAGCTTCGCGGAAGATACCAACATCAATCTTTCTTTGATCAAACCTTAGCAAACGTCTCTTTAGTTTTTCCCATTGACGCTTATCAGATTTCAAAAGGGCCGTCATGTTGTATCTCCTCGTAGACATGCTTCTCTACGCTAAATCCGCGATAGGCAACAGTAGGCCTTACGTTATCTAGGTTCTCATCGTTAGCCAGCATATCTTTCTTGGAAATTCCACCAGCATAAGGCATGGGAAGTATTGTACTAAAGTTAGGGTTGTTGACAAGCTCTAGGAGGTACGTCCGATAGTTCTTGAAGAACTCGTTGCCATACACTTCTATGTCGCCTGTACGCTCTCTCGTGAACCTTGTTATAGATGCGAGAATGTACTTGGCGGCTTCTAATGCAGCCTGCTTTTCGTTGTTGTTGTTCTTATCTAATACGTAACTATATGTCTCGTCATCAAGAAACTCGTAAACAGGGTCTGTGTCTCCCGTAACTAGCCTGACTCGATCTGTAATACTATTTACTGGATCACTTGTGAATGCCATCTACTTCTCTCCTGCTGCATAAGAAAAGACACTGAATAAGTATCCTTTACAATACAGCAAAAGGAGAGGGCGAACCCCCTCCAATTGCATGACTTCTATTTTAGTTAGAAGTAGTACCCTTGACAACAACCTGCGGTCTACGCAGCATGTTAACAAAGTTAGACTCTGATTGAAGAACGATCTCTTCATCGCGGTCACCCGGATATTCAAACACGTAAGCTTCTTCACCAGTTGTGTTAACAAAGCTGAACTTGTTAGCAGGAGAGAAGTAAGTCTTGAACATATCTGTTACGCCAAGAGGCATAAACACTGCATCACCAGCAGGGATAAGCTTGTTGCCGTTGTAAGAACCACGGTATTCAATGTAACGAACACCAGCGTGATCGAACTCACGATACAGGCCACTGCCCAGACGATTACGAGCAGGCTCTTGCAGAGAAGCGTAATACTTGTAAGCTTCTTTAACGCCAGCGTTGTTGATCAGCTTAGAGAAGAACTCAGGTGAACAAAGAGCAACGATAGAAGTAACGATGTCGCCATTCAGAACGTTGTCTTGGATGTGAGCGATAACTTCTTCGTTTTTACCGATGATGTTAGTTGTGCCTGTTCCAAGAACATAGTCAACTGACTTCTGGGTAATTCCGAAAGAGCTGTACCAGTCAGTAACAACAGTGTTGTTAGGCGCGTATACTGTACCGGCTGTCAGAGCTTGCATACGAGCAGCTTCTAGAGTTACAGCATGGTTACGACGAATACGCGCAAGTTTACGTCCACGAACCTGTGCAAGCTGCTCTTCAGCGTCTGCACTACCATAAGCACGTTTACCTTGCATATCTTCTGGCTTGATATAGTCATCAAGTGGGAAGTGAGGAATCGCAAAGCTGTGTAGCTCACGGTTGTCGTCTTTGTTCATGTTGTTGCGCTCACCGCGAACACGGTCAGTAATCAGAGCAAGAGACTGGTCGATTTTCTCAACAGTGATGCTATGCTGTGCAACGCCTTCTGGTTCAAAGACACCAAGTTCATTCACAAGTCCCCAAGTATTAGGAACGATAAGAAGTTCTTCGGTGTAATCAACTAGCTCAAAAGGTTTGTCAAAACTACGGATTGTAGCCATTAAAAATACTCCTAGTATTTGTTATTAAATTTGTGTATTTACGTTGATACCAAGGGCTTCAAGAGCTACGTAAGCGGCGTCTTTGTCTACGCCATCCTTGAATACAAGACCACCGTCAGCAACAATCGCTGGGCCTTTAACAAGAACAAGTACAGTTGTGTCTGTTGCAGCTGCAATAGAAACATCTTGTAGAACAATACCAGCAACATCTTCAGCGCCGTTACTCAGTGCTTCATCATATTGTACGTATTTGCTAGTTGCAGTAATTTTACCAACTACTTGGCCAATTTTGTATTCAATAGCAGAGGCTTCGTTTACTACTACAGCTAGTCTGCAGTACCCTTGCTCAGAATAAAGTTCACGTTTAAGCATATTACTTAGACGCGGTGTATCGGTTGCGATAAGAGCCATTTATATATTCTCCAATAATTAAGGATTACTTGTTAGCGTATTGCTTTTCAAGGTAAGTGCGGGTTGCGTTAGCTTTAGCGGCTGGTTCTTCGATACCGGCGTCAACACCTTTTTCTGTGAACAATTCTCCAGCATCACCAGCAGTGGTCATAGCTTTTAAAGTTTCAACAGTTGAAGTGAATTCTTCGTCGGTTAGGTTTGAAAAAGACTTGAAAAGCACTTCAGCTTTTTCTTCATCCTTAACGGCATCCTTTAGAGCAGCTTTGCGTGTAGCAGATACTTGCTCTTTTTCTTTTGCTTGGAATGCTTCGATTGTTTCATTAGCCTTAGTCAGTTCTGTCTTAAGCGGGCTAAGAGCCTTTTCAATAAGAGCTTCAAGGTCAGACTTCTGAACTACGTCTAGATTTTCTGTAGACATTGGTGTTACGTCCTCTTTGGTTTGTTTTACGTTTTGTTTAGAAACGCCCTCTTGTGAGGACATAGCTTTTTCAACCAGAAGTTGATCTTTTAGAAGTGTATCAAACTGCTCGGTAGTTACTTCTGAGATAGCCTTGGTTATATTCTCTGCTTTAAATAATGATTTCATTAACTCAACAGAATCAATCTGACTTTGAATATAATCTTGATAAGAGTCTTTGGTAGATTCTTCCATATCAATATTAAATCCAAGGATACCGGCAAGAACTTCGGCCTCATCGTAATACAAACTGAAGAAACGTCTTAAGAAGTCTTGGATTGTCATGGTAACTCGCACCATGTCGGCCTTTTCTACAAATGCCAGAGGAATTCCCTCAGTTGCTTTTGTAATCAGTGTTGTGTACCCGTTTGCAGGCCCACCTTGATGCTTACCAACAAGAGCTACGTGAGCACCTTCTTGTTCAAAATTAAAATTCTTTAGTCTGCGCTTAGGCTGCGTCATCTTCTAACTCCTCATAGTTTGCAGAGCACCCGATACTAACTCCATTAATATCACCGGACTTGATAAGATTCCAAACTTCGTCATCCTCTACTTGCCACACTTGTAACCAGCTACCTTTTGACACATAAGTATCACCAAGGTAAAACTCGACTGGCGCAATATAAGACTCGACGATAGAGGCTAAGTTTGTTTCAGTTGCATGAAATAGATTTGCTTTTCTACAGTGGACTTGAAAGTTATGACAACCTTTCCTTACTTCGGCTTCATCGTAAATATCTCCATGAAGATCAACTTCGTTTGGAGAAAGCACTAGAAAGGTTGCTTGTTTTAACTCTTCATCAACTGATTTTGTTACAGAGATTCCCTGAGCATTAGCCGGGGATTCTTCGTGCCTTGGAGCTTCCTCAGACTCACCAAAACACTTAGATAGAAGGGCGGTTAAGCCCTCCATAAACTTGCGTTCATTATTCATCGGTTTGCTCCTTTCAATAGCCTTGCAACAGTTGTTTTAGAAATACCTGTAGCCTTAACTATTTCGCTATAGCTTTTACCAGAACTTCTTAGCTCAACTACTGAATCAAAAGCTTGTTTATTGTATTTTGAGAACAAGTAGGTAGGTTTCTCACCAGAAAGTTTAAGATACTTCCGCTTATCACCTCTAAAAATACTAGAGACGTAGGCTTGGCTCAGTCCCAACACGACAGAAATTTCCTTGATGGTCGCTAGACCTTTAAGGTACTGTGAGTAACTTGAGAGTATTTCTGAGTCTTTTACATCTTTTGTTTTAGTTGTAAGAGTTAGTCTACCCTTAGCTCTGGCAAAGTCGCTTATATCTCCACGAGACTTTAAGACGTTAGTTAAAATACCACCGTCACTTCTCAGACCGTAGGACTTTATAAGACTTTCCTCTATAGAGTAGGCAGACTCTTCTGAGTCACAATAAGCTAGGATGTCCCTTTTGACGTAGCCGAACTCTCTTAAGATTTTAGAAATCTTGTGTGTCTTATAACTTCTTTCTTTCAGGAGGCTAGGCTTAACATGGTTATTTAAGCGGTCACCCTTTCCCTTGCCGATGTAGAATGGGAGCCCATTTTCATCAAAAAGTGCATAGACGTAGAAAGATTCCTTGTCTTGGACATTACACCAGCCTAAGTCTTTCATGCGTTCTCCGAGTTGCTTGAGGACGTGTCTGTACTTGCAGGGTCGTCAGAAGTTCCATTAGAAGAACCCTTAGCCATACCATCACCTGCGCGTGTCTCCTGCTTAGGTAGCTCGTCTTTATTGACTGGAGCATCTTCGGCTTTTGGATCGACCTTGAACACAGTTGTTCTGATCTTATTCATAACAGGTCTGTCAGCTTCGATAGCGTTAACAGAGAAGATACGTTGAATAGCTTTTGAGAACTCTTCGATATCAACTTCGTTAAGGTTACCATACCTAAACTGAGGATAGTCAGTGTCTGACCAACCGTTAAGCTTAAACGTCTGTGGTATAAGATCGTAATTAAGTGTGTTACTAATCTCTTGCAATCTAGCTTCAACAGCCATAGACATAAGGCTTGTCTTTTCACCAGCTAACGCAAATGAACCTACTTGATCTTGTCCCATCTTAAGGAAGTCAGCAAAGAGTAGTGTAAGTATCTTGTTATCCCAACGCTTGATAATCTT